TACTGCTTACGTTGATCCTAATCCTGCTGAAACTACCTATACTGCTGGTACCTACGTTGATCCTGATGGAGATGGAGTATTTCAATTAGTTGGGGAAGATGGGGAAACCTTATCAGGTGAGTTTAACGAAGACGGTACTCCTGTTACTTTAAATGCTGACGGAAGTACAACTACAACTGTTGTCAACGATGACGGAAGTACAACTACAACTACTATTAATACTGATGGTACTACAACTACAACTACTACCAGTGCTGACGGTACTACTAACACTACCAATAACATCGACAACAGTGTTACCAATAACACTACTAATAACACTACCACTATTAACAACAACGGCTTAAATTCAGACGCTGTAGCCGCTATGTTGGATGATTCTATTGGTAAGCCCGCTACTGATAACGAACCTGCTACGGGGTTATATTCCGAGTTAGAGGCGCTAGGGCTTAACGACCAGCAGATACTAACCTTTATAGGGCAACCCGCAGGCTTAGACGCTGAAGGTAATGTCATACCTGCTACGGGGCTGTATGCCGAGATAACGGACGTAAACGGCAACATTACCGCCTCTAAGAACGAAGTACTAGGCGCTATAGGTGATCCTGCTACTGATACTTCTCCTGCTACAGGTATATTTGCAGGCTTAGACTTACAGACTGGTGACATTCTTAGCGGCACTCAGGGGCAGATAGACACACAGACTGGTGTACTAACTACGGCTATAAGCAAAACTGAAACAGCTATAACCGATCAAGCTGCTAAGTTTGAAAAAGCGGGTATGGCCCGTGATGCAGCCATCCAGTCGGCTATAGACCAAGTTGGTGTTGATCTAGGGCTAACGCGGGAGCAGATACTTACCCAGATAGGCGCTACCGAAGCTAATATTACTACTAAGATAGGTCAAGCTGTTGACCAACTATCTGGTGAAATAGACGTAGTAGCAGACTTTGTAGGTAAGCCTATAGGTGAAGTCACCGATGCTGACATAGACTTTGTTGCTGATATACTAGCGCAGCAGGAAGTTCTTACTGAACAAATGGTTTATACCGACCAACAATTGCAGTATGATGTTAACCAAGACGGCGTTATTGACATAAATGACCAAACCATGCTAGAAATGGCTCAGTCAGGTCAGGATGTAGACCTTGGGAGTATGTTTAACCCTACGGGCTTGTATGAGGTAAATCAACAGACTCAGCAAGATATACTGACTGCTCAAGAGTTAAACACTCAGCAGAACTTAAACATACAAAACCAAATAGAAAACACCAGAGCACAACAAAGACAGGAAAGAGGGCAGGAACGGCTAGTAGAAGACTTGATTAACTACACTCCGCAAACAGCCAGTACACAACAGATGGGCGTGGCTAACATAGACTATCTGTATGATGTTGGGGGGCAGGACATATTTGCCCCTACTAACAGAACGCAGAGATTTAGCCCTTACGGAAATAGCAACGCCGTCCCTGTTAACCAGAGCATACAAACGCAGAATGTAAGAAGAGCGGCGCAAGGTGGTTTACTTAAAAGAAACGACTCGCTGTTAAAATTATTAGGAGAAGAATAATGGGTTGGTGGGATACTTTTACAAAAGGCGCTATAGACTACGCTACAACAGGTACTACTGGTAACTCGATAGGGGATGCGGCGGCGGATGCGGCGTTGGGGTATGCTCTAGATAAAACGGGCGTTACAGCCTCCATGCAACCGAATATAGCCTCCGTAGGCTATCAAGGCGGTATACCATCGTACAAAGCGGTTAGAGAACGTGTACCTACTAACCAAGATCGGCGTGCTGGTGGACAAAACCAAAGGTATTTCACAGACACGCAGTTTGCTATGGGCGAGAAAGGGTTTAAGGAATCTAGACCTAAGAGTATAGAAGAAGCCAAGGCAAGGGCTATACTTGATCGTGACACGCTGGGGCAACGTAATATGCAGCAAATCCCGCAATCGTCTATGACTCAACCTACACAGGCTATGGCTGCTGGTGGTATAGCTTCGGCCTACAATAGACCCCATAACGGGTACTACTTAGGTGGTGTAACCGATGGCATGGCAGACGAAGTACCAGCAAGTATAAACGGTACACAAGAAGCTCGTCTAAGCGATGGTGAGTTTGTTATCCCTGCTGATGTAGTTAGTCACCTAGGTAACGGTAACTCTGATGCTGGCGCACAGCAACTGCACGGTATGATGGACAACGTGCGTATGGAACGTACTGGAAACCCAGAACAAGGTAAACAGATAGACCCTAACAAGTTTATGCCTAAGATGTCTCAGGGTGGCGGGATAGCTATGTATCAAAACGGCGGGCCTATACGGAAGTTTAATGTGGGAGGTGAGACTGACACTACTAGTGCAGACCCCAATGCTGTGGCTCTTGACCCTAATGTAGGACGAAAAACAGGAGTAGAGTCCTCGCTATCTAGTTGGGCGGGGCCATATGTAACAGATATGCTAGGTAAAGGTGCTGCTTTAGCTGAAACACCTTATCAAGAGTTCCAAGGGCCGTTGACTGCTGGCACGTCTGACTTACAGCAGAAATCTTTTGAAGGTATTGGAGCCTTATCTGCCCCTGCTAACATGGGCGTAGATACGTTTGATGCTACTCAAGCTCAGAAGTACATGAACCCGTATCTAATGGCGTCGATCAATCCTCAGATAGAAGAAGCTCGCCGTCAGTCAGAAATACAACGTGTATCAGATGCTGGACGACTAACTAAAGCTGGCGCGTTCGGGGGTTCTCGTCAAGCAGTTATGGAAGCCGAAGGTAATCGTTCGCTTGGAGATCGTATAGCGGACATAACAGGGCAGGGCTACGCCTCTGCATACGACAAAGGTCTAGCGCAGTTTAACTTAGAGCAAGGTAACCGTAATAAGTATGGGTTCGACGTTCTAGGTGGGCAGGGGACAGCAGGTGCTACTCAACGTGCTCAGGAGCAGCAAGGTCTTAGTGCTGACATAGCGCAGTTTGAAGAGGAGAGAGATTTCCCTTACAAGCAGGTGCAGTACATGCAGTCACTATTACAGGGTCTACCTCTAGAAGCCCAGTCTATATCGTACTCTCAACCTAGCGACTTCCAGAAAAATATGGAAGCTGTAGGCGGTGTAAGTACAATGCTTCAAGATTTGTACGGTGGTGGTACTAAGGATACTTCGATGGCTGGTTTTGGTAGTGCGACTCCACAGCAGATAAACCAAGCGTATATTGATAACCCTAATGTTACTCCCGCAGAAATAGCAAAACAGTATCCCGGCACATAACAGAATTTAAAGTTTTAGGAGATAGACATGCAACAACCTAGTGGAATTATGGGCGCAGCGGCTAAAGGCAACAGTGCTGATGCTAGCTTGGGTGGCTTGGCGCAGGGCGTAGATACTAAAGTAGAAGCCTACCGAAACAATCCTCAAGCACTAGAAAAGCGATTGCAGGGTAATCAGCAACTTATAGATTTGCTCGCCCTTCAAAAGGTTAAGTCTGAGAAAGAATCAGCTAAGAACCAGCTATTACTAAGCGAGCAGCAAAACCCTAACACTATAGCCCAACAGCTAGAAGCAGAAGTTGTAGGTATGAACAAGGACGAAATGTCTAAGCAGACCGCTGGGATACTAGGTCAACGCCAGAAACAACAACAGAAGAACATGCAACGTACTGCTAAAGGTGCTTCACAGGGTGCTCCTGTGATGGCCGCTCGTGGTGGCCTCATGCCTTTACCTCGTCAGAACATGGCTAATATGGCTCAAGGTGGGATTATTGGATATGACGGTGGTGGCCCAGTAGGACATGCTCACCCACCTACCGCTGCTCCCGCTACTGCTCCTACTGCTCCTGCTATAGACTCTGCTACTGAAGCTAAGTTGATTAAGGCGCTTGGTAAAGACTATCAACAGAAACTTGCTGGTATGTCAGAAAAAGCAAGAAAATCAGCAGTGGCAGGTCTTAAACTTAGCAGTGAAATGATGGGTCGCCTAGATCAAGTTATTGATGCAGTAACCTTTATTCCTAGAAAGATTGGAGAGGGCATAACAGCGGTTTCGGATGCATTCAGAGTCTCGCCGACTGGGCAAGCCTTACTTGGAGAGTATGGATATGAACCGAAATCGAAAGTTGAGAAAGAGCGAGTCACGCCATTAACTTTCGAAGAGTTACAAGCTGGAGCGGTACCTAAGTCTGTTGTCCCTCCTACTGTTACTGAGCCTGTTGTCACTACTACCACTGCTCCTACAAAGATTAAGCCCGATCCAACTATTGAAGAGAAGATAAACACGGTTATGGCTGGCACTGGAACCCCTACCGCTGTAAACCAAAATGCGGTGTCAGATAGACTGGAAGAATCTGGGATTACGTCTAAACTACAAGAACAGATGGCGGGCAAAGAAAACCAAACCGTAGTCGATAACTCTGAAGCAGCTAGAAAAAGAGCTGATGTAGGTAGTAGACGCGAAGAGAATAGGGCGGAAGCAGAGGCAGGTATAGCTACCTTGAAGGATATGACCACAGCCGCTAAAGACCCTGATAAGTTACGTAGGGAAAGAAGAAAAGGTATATTCGCTGGCGCTGCTCGTGCTGGTGGTCGGGGTATACTAGACGCGTCCATGAACATGGATAGACAACAAGAAAACTTCGGCTTCAGTAAACAACGAGAAGCAATGGCAGCTACGAATGAAAAAATAAAGAACGATCTTACTGCCTCCAACATAAGCCAGACTTCAGCAGATAAAGTGTACGGCGCTCTTACCAAAAGTTCTAGTGACGCTATGGCTGTCATGGCTAATGTCACCGCCCAAGACGTAGAAGCGGCGGATAGACAGATAAAGCAAGCGTTTGATGAAAAGAAGCTTGTAATAGACGCGGGAATTAAAGGTATTGAACTAGAACTAGAAAAACAGATGGTGGACGCTAAGGGCCAAAGCAATAAATTAGTCGCTATACAAATCCTAACTGATGCCGTACTTACAGCTAAAGTAGAGCAGGAGAAACTAGCTGCTGAAGTACTTTTGGGAGAAGGCGCGGCGATAGATGCCCGTTTCAAGGAGTGGAAAGATAGTGGCGAAGTCGAGCCGTTCGAGTATAAAAATGATGTAGAAAAAGCCGAACATATTGCTTACACAGGTATGCAAGATAAGTTACAAGACGCTGGTAAAGCATTTACAGAAGCGACAACTTTGTTGAAGGAATTTACGAGTGACAATAAGTCTGGTACATTTGGCGGCAAATAAGGAGTTAGTTAATGCCTTACTCAGTACGATCTGAAGACGGGTATACTTTAAACGGTATACCTGACAACCTAGAACCTAATGACCCTCAAGTACTTGCGGAACTAGACAAACTGCGTGCTAAGAATGCTGCCCCACAAAAAGTGGCGAAGCCTCGCCCTAGTAGAGCGTCGAGTAGAATAGCCGAAGAAAGCTCTGGTATTATAGGTAACATACTAAAAGGTTTCGGTTCTGGTGCGACAGGTATGTTGGAGTCCGCTGCTTTAGGTGCAGCTACCCTGCTAGAGGAAGAGGCGGAGCTAGAAGCTCGTAGCAAGATAAGAGAAGCATTTGATATAGACATGCTCAAAGGAGCAGATCAAGACTCTATAGCTTACAAATTAGCTTCGGGTATAGGTTCTATAGCCGCATTAGCCCCCGCCGCATTAGCTGGCCCTGCTGCTTTACCTGTGGCTGGTGTCGTAGCTGCTGGTGCTGGTGCTGGTGAGGCTAGTGAACGTGCGCGTGCGTACGGTGCTACCGAAGACGAACGTAATATAGCTGCCCTTAAAGGTACGGCTATCGGCCTCACTGAGCTAGCTCCTTTTGGCAGGCTTGCTAAAGGTTTAAGTAGAGGGGCTAACAAAGCCTTTGACATGCCCAAAATAGATGCGGGTGTAGATAAGGTACTTGACCTGCTCGGCCCTAAAGCTGTAACAAGCATTAACTCTCGTATTAGAAACGTAGCTGGCACTGGCCTAGTAGAAGGCGCACAGGAAGGCGCGGCTGCTATTTTACAAAACCTCACAGAACAAGGCTATAACCCAGAACAAGTACTGGTAGACACTGGCGTTCTAGAAGAAGCCGCTATTGGCGGTGGTGCAGGTGCAATACTCCAAGCCCTAGCAGACGTTATAGGTGGTAGAAGGGGCGTAAGGCAAGGAACTGGCATCGAAGGTGACTCCGCCGAAACCGCTGGGGTGGAAGAAGCTACTCTCCCCGTCACTGAAGAGACCGATGCAGACGTTATTGCAAAAAGCAATGCCGAAGAAGCAGAAGCAGCTATACAAGAAACAGAGGCAAAAGTAGTAACAGAAGCAGACTTAGAAGAAGTAACGTCGGAAGAGCCAAGGCTCGGTGCTACTGAAACTGAGACTGAGACTGAAGCTGCGACTGTCTCTTTTAATATCCTAGAAGAAAAGTCGGCGAATACTGACGTAGATGTAACTCAAGAGGTTACACAGAGAACCTCTCAGGGAGTTAGCCAAGAAGATGCTATTGCAGAGGTAAACACGTTAGTAGACGCCAAGATAGCGGAGCAAGCAGATGCTGGAGTTCTTGACGAGACAAGAAGTAGAGATAGCGTTCCTGTTGTTAAAGAAGCACCCCCAGAAACCGAAGTCATTACCACCGAATCTGAAACAGTTGTCGATGGAGGAGTGGACAACACTGAACAAGGCGCTACAGATACTGCTAAAGGAGAAAGCGGAAAGCCCTCTACACTAGCGCAGGCTATGAGCACGTTGAATGGCAAGCCTGTGACGTATCAAGCTGGCAGTAGAGACAGCGAAGCAGAGGTGGCTAGAAAGAGAGGTAAGAAAGAACTAACTGCTTTTGAGAAGGCGGAAGAGTTGAAAGTCTCTCAAGAGTTTAATCGTAGCCAGTCTGGTAAAGCGCCCATTATGAATAGGGCTAAGAATGTAGGAATAAACTACGACGCTGAAAAACAAAACCTAAGAAAGAACCAAAAAGTTTCTGCTAAAGAAGCTGACAAGCTAGTTACAGCCAAAGTAGAAGCCAAAGAAAAAGAAATTGTCGCTAAACAAAACACTATTAATGAAGTACTTGGTGTTTCTGCTATAGAAGCTGTTCCACAAGATAGCCCTAACTATTCCACTGATGTGGAGACTATCACGCCTAAACTTGTTAAGGAGCTAGGTCTTACAGGTAGAAATAAAGTCTTTGGTGATAAACTTATATCAGCATACCAAGAGACAGGTTCTCCTGAAATAACGCGGGGAGACTTAGCAGCCGTACTTAGGCAAGCAGATGAGAATACTCAAGTTGTTTTTGAGAACGCTAAGGATACTATACTCGCTCGTGAAGTTAAGAAACCTGAATCTCAACAACTCGATGAAGTAGCTGTAGAGAAAGAAGCTCGTAAGTCTATCAACGGTATGTTAAGCCTAGACAACAAAGGTAAGGCGTACGTAAACAAGCACGTAGGCCAGCGTGCAAAACCCAAAGAAAAAGCTCCAGATACAACTCCGAAGACGGATGACGTGCGTGATAAAGCTATCCTCAAGAAGGCGGGAAAAACTATAGGGTCAGAAAAAGGAGATGCTGCTGGTAAGCCTCTTACCCCCCAACAAATAACTGAAAGGTCGCAGGAGGTAATTGACACAGAAGGATTAGAACAGTTTGTAGAACCTAACCTCCGCGTAGCCCCAAAAGACGAAACTTCAGATCAGAAAGTAGAACGACTACGTTTGTTAGCCAAAGAAGATCAAGCATTTGTTGACCAAATAGAAGACAGGTTAGCTGGGGCTACTGCAATTGACTTAGATATCACGCTACTGCCTAAAAGCTACATAAACGAGTTAGACGGTGTGGTTACTGGAGACATACAGAAACTTGTTAGGAAAGGTGACCTTCGTGGGGCATTGATGGCGTTAAGTGGAGCTTCCACAGACTCCCGCGTTAAAAAGATTGCCCGTGTACTAGCTACAGCCGTAGGCGCTGCAAAGGTTAAGACTGCTGACGGCCCTGATTCGTTTGTGTCAAAGGATGGCACGCTATACATTGCCGAAGGGCCAGTGTACATACACACGTTACTGCATGAGGCCACTCACTCGGCAGTAAATAAAATACTAGACAACAAAGGTAGCCCCGCAACTAGAAAACTAGAGCAGTTGTTCAAAGAAGTAAAACCTCAACTAGACTCCGCTTACGGCGCTAAAAACCTCAAAGAGTTTGTCTCTGAGGCCATGAGTAACTCTGCGTTCCAACAGAAACTGGCAGGTATGAACCCTGATGGCTCTCCTATTGGGGCGTTGGAGAGGTTCTTTAGAATCATAACTAACTTTGTACGTGTTTTGTTAGGGGCTGACACTAAAACCACTGGCTCTGCATTGGATGCGACTGACCAAGCTATAATCTCCTTATTAGCCACATCTCCTGACACCCGTGGAGCAGGTAGTACTTACGCTAACGCTACTCGTGATGGTGTAAAGAAGATAATAAAAGATTTAGGGTTAATACAAAAAGGGTTCCCAGCCCCCACGCCTAAGTTCAAAAAGCAGTTTGGGGAGGACGGCGCTACGTGGTTAGACAGCGTTGAGTCACTAGTTACTAAGTTCGAAGCGTTGCAGTTACTAGATACGCAGGCTCTTGGGGACGTAGCGGAAGCACGGGGCTTCGGAAACTTAGGTAACTTACTACACAAATCAATCCAAAGACTGCGTGGGGGCATGGACGAATCGGACGTGTACGTAAGAGAGCGAGTGCAGACCGTTGCTCGTTGGGCGCAGAAAAACCCTGAGAAGAACAAAACGTTAGGTCAGTTAATTTATAGTAGAGAGTATGGAGCTACCATATACCAAGTAGACCCTACGCTAAAAGAAGATGCAGCAAAGAAAAAGTATGGTTCTGGCTCTGACAACTTTATGACGTGGAAAGAGCAGCGGAACGACTGGAATGCTCTAGGTAAAGACGGACAAGACACATACGTGTACCTACGAGATACGTACCGACAGCAGTATCAGAGCATGAAAGCTATTATCACAGGCCGTATGGAAGAGGTGGTAGGTAAGGAAGAGGCGGACAAGCTAACGACTAGTGTATTTGACAAGCTGTTCGACAAGAACACTCTAGATGTCTACTTCCCACTGGTACGTAATGGCAAGTTTAAACTATCCTACGTACCTAAGAAGACGGGTCAAGTAACCCCTGACCGCGATAACTATGTGGTGGAGATGTTTGAGAACGCGGCTGACCGTAACAAAGCTAAGAATGAAGCTATAGCTTTGGGTGCTACTGGGGTAGAAACCGTGGACGGAAATATATCTGCGAGTGATTTCCGTAAGAACGCCCCTGATGGAGGGTTCGTGAACGAAGTGCTTACTATTCTACAAAAGAATGGCGTAAATAGTACCGTACAAGATGACGTTATGAACTTGTTTATAGATTCATTGCCTGAAACTGCCCTCGCTAAAAGCCTTAAAGGACGAACAGGTATAGCGGGATACGACAGTGACCCTGTTGCGGCTATGAGAAGTAAGGCTTTCGATATAGGTCGCCAAGTACAGAGAATAAAGTACGCTGGAAACATACGTGCTATAACGTCTGAGATAGACAAGGTAGCTAGGAAACTGGAAGTAAACAACCCCAACAGCGGAACTACTAGTTCTATCGCCAAAGATATGTTGGCGCGAGCAGACTTTGCCGTCAATGGCGCGGGTAATAAGTTTGTGGAAGGAATAGTTAAAAACATTAACCAAGTGGCCTTTATCTACACTATTGGATTCAATGCTTCGTCCGCTATAGTTAACTTGAGTCAGTTACCTCTTGTGGTTGGCCCTATGTTAGGTGCTGAGTTTGGACATATTAAAGCAGGTAGGGCCATGAAGGAGGCTACGGCTTTGGTTAAGTCATCTGGTAATACGTTACAGTCTTACTTTGACATGACTTTGAATAAAGCTACCGGAGAGTATGAGTACACCCTAAAGAAAGGGCTAGACCCCAAGATAGAAGCGGAGTTTAAAGACCTAGAGGTATTGGTGACTATGGCTTCAGGGCGATCCTACCTAACGCAGTCGTATTTAGCTGACGCATCGGGGTTAGATGAAGGTACACAAACGTTCGAGTTCATTAAAAAGAAATTTGGTGTGGAAGCATCAGGACGTGTAAATCAGGGTAATGTAGGGGCTAAAATACTAAACAGCGTATCTTCCCTGTCGGCAATTATGTTTAATGCTGGAGAGAAGTTTAACCGACAGGTGACTTTGTTATCTGCCTACAAGCTGTCACTAGAAAACGTACAGACCAGAGAAGGTAAGAAAAAGAAAGAGGATCAGCTATCGACAACCGATATGCAGAAAGAAGCCTCTGAAGATGCTCTTTATAAGTCTATGGAGTATAACGGTGGTGCGGTACTAGAGACAGGTTCTAGAGTGTCTCAGCAGGGCTTTGGGCGTGTAGCGTTTATGTACAAGAACTACGGTTTTCGTATGTACACCACTATGTTCAAGACGGGTAAACAAGCCCTAGAACTTAGCTTTGCTCCTAAGAAGGGAGAGACTGCGGCACAGAAAGAAGAACGTATACGTCAGAGAAAGATAGCTTGGGGCAAGTTACGTGCTATCCACCTATCCTCTCTTTTGATAGCGGGTATACAAGGTATGCCTATATACGGCGCGGTAGCTTTGTTTATAGACCTTACTATGCTGGAAGATGACGAGGATGATGCAGATACCGTAATCCGCAAGTACTTTGGTGAAGGTTGGTTCAAAGGGCCAGCAGTAGACGCTCTGGGAGTAGACTTCTCTAAACGTGTTAGGTTGAATAGCCTATTGTTTGAGGCGAACAGGTATAGTAGAGACTCATCTCTGGAAGAAAGTATACTTTACCATATCGGTGGCCCCGCATTGAGTACTGGAAAGAGGATGGAGCGTGCGATTAACGACTTCTCTGAGGGAAATATACAGCGTGGTATAGAGAGCGCCCTTCCCGCAGGACTCACAAACTTGTACAGGAATAGCCCACTAGGCAGGTTCCAACAGGACGGAGCTATGGAAACTCGACGCGGGGACGTTATATACGATGACTTAAATGCGGGAGACTTCTTTGCTGGTATGGTGGGCTTCCCTCCCACAGGCTACACGTTTGCTCAAGAGCAGTCGAACGTAGAGCAGCGTATAAACCGATCTGTAACTAAGGAAAGGTCTAAGTTGCTGAAAGAATACTACGTAGCACGTAGACAGGGTGACTACCCTGAGTCTAGAGAAATAAAGAAGAAAATGCGGGAGTTCGGTAAGAAACATCCAAGCGCACGAATAACGTACGATTCTTTGAAACGGTCTTACAAAGGACACCTACGTACCACGGCTAAGATGCACAATGGCACTACGCTAAGTCCTATGATGAAGTCGGTGTTAGAGGCGGAACGACGAGAGTACGATACTTCTAGTTTGTTTGACTAAAAAAACTCCCTGCCGCCTCGGAAACGGACAGGGAGAAAGGGATAAACTGCTATAGGGTACGCCAAACACGTATCCCTAACATATCATCTTGTATTATAACTCTTATTTCTAACTGCCAACACCTACGTTTAAATATATCTTTGCACTGCGCTATAGCTTTCTGAGTGTTTATACAGGGTACAAAGACTGAGGCTCCTACAACCATACTGCCCCAGTCTATAACTACCTTAACTCCATCAGGGTCAAGGTCATCTAGTTTAAGCATCTACGGGCGTGTCTACAGACGTTTTAGAGCAGTCTACAGCCAATACTCTCGACGGAGGTAGTTGGGTAGATGTACCCTTAGTTAGCCGCATAGTGACTGTCTTAGCCGCCATATGCGAAATCAAATCCGCCTTAAACGAGCTGTAGTTTATATCCTGCTTACCGCACCATGCTTTCAAGGGCTTGGGGGTTAAGTATAGAATCTTTACATCCGTCTCGTATCTACCTACCAAACGTACTCTTGGATCAACTTCGGGTATCACTAACTCGTCTAAGCCGTTATCTTGCGGCTTTCGTAGATCATCGGTGCTACGTATCTTTAGGATGCTACCCCAGTTCTCGTGCAGGTAGTTGTTTAGCGTCTCTTGCACAGATGAAGTCATATCACTCACGTTCCTTAGATTTTCTTTTAGCAGTCCTAGTGAGTAGTTCATTAGCGGCTTCGGTAAGTAGGGTAGTAGACCTAGACGATAGGCTATCATAGCGCCAGTAATCGTACAGGCTACACCTGCTGACCAGAAACGGTTCTCTGCTTTAAGCCCCGCCTCCTTGTCTATAGCTTTCTGTACCTTTCCCAGTAAAGCCCTGACCGCTTCTAGGTTATCTATAACGTACTGTATATAGATAATACCCGCATGACCGTACAACACCTCTGCGTTTTGAGCATGGGCATCAGTAAGGTGTTTAGTCTCCGACTCGTTAAACAACTTCGTAGCCTTAGTCTCCATCATCCTCTGGGCTTCTGCTTTCGGCATAGCCTTAGCTAAACTAACTTTCTCGATGATACTAGTGTTACCTGTTGTTACCGTTAGAAGGCTCCAAGGCTCACCCCTAGCACGTTCTATGTTACCTCCACCAGCCATACGGTTCTTCTGCCTACCTCCAGATAGTTGATAGATCATGTCAGAAAGTTCGTCTGCTTTGGCGTTAGTCATCTCATCAATGTACAAAGGCAAGTTATGGTACACCTCCCCGCGTAACATCCTAGAGTTTTGAGTGTCGTTCTTCTCTATCACCAACTCTTTTGGCTTGCCCCACACCGAAGCCGCTACGTACATAGCTGTCGTTTTGCCTAAACCAGACTCTGTACTGTGTACATGAAAGCCCGAACAAGCTATTGGGGACAGAGCCATAAGAGGAGAGCCGAAACTTGTAGCTACAATGTATTGGTGTAGTTCAAAGCCATCACGGTTATAGAAGCCAACCATCTCCTTCCACTCTTCCATAGTGCCGCTTGGCTCAAAGGCATGAAACAAGTCTCTGGTTGGCGTAGATGGAGGGTTAGACTCTATGCGATCTGCAAATATTTCTTTATCCCCAAGCACGAAAGACTCAAAGTCATCACCTGTCCAACCGAACTGCCTACGTGCGTGTTGAGTAGCGGTGGTTGCCTGTAACTCGTTAACCCACCTAGTCGTGTAATTCATAATGTCATCCATTTTAGTAACAGCTACACCGTGTAAAGCCATCTGTTTGCGAAACTCCTCTCTAGAAGTTACAGCGGTTAGAGGTACAGTAAACTCTCTGACCCCGTCCACAGGCAGATGAAGACGCATAACTATACCCTCACCGGATTCAACGTCCTGTATACGTTTAACTACATACAAGTCGTTATGGTAGATAAGTTTTTCATCCATATCCCCATCGTCGTTCTTAGTGCGTATGTATACACCACCCGTAGCACCTCGGAAGTAGGGTTTAGGGTAAGGAGGTATAACGTATGTAGTACTAACACCGGAGTCTTTCTCCATAGAAACTACGTTATCTTCTTCTTCCGCTTCCTTAACACGTTGTCCTAGTACTATAGGAGAACCTATCTTACCCCAGTGTTTACAGTCTGTGCATACGTCAGGTCTGTTATCGTTGAACGTATCGCACCTGTGAACATGTTTTGTTGTGTCATACTTACTATCTGTTTCTGCGGGATCGTAGTCATCGTACCCCCGTGATATTTTATGTGCGCCTTCTCTACCACCATCTACACAGTGTTTTATGATAGACACAGCGTCAAACCACAAGGGTTCGCTAATCTCGTTAGGGTTCTTGAGTACGTGCGCTATCTGAGCACAGCCATCTCCCCGACTAGTCTTGGCGATAATATCCTTAAAGTAGTTCTCTTTGTTTTTGTACAGCCCTTGCACCACCGCACTAAACTCTTCTATAGGCGAGGGAGCTGGTATCGGGTCATAACCTAGTAGTTCAGAGAAATCATCGAAGTTAACCAAGTCCTGCTCTGTATTACCAAAGTACCCAACTTTAGAGGGGGGATCAGTTTTGTGATTATGCGTAGAAGGTATACGTAGTATCCTAGCCGCATCTGACGTTACTGCGTGGTCGCATATAAGCCCGTGGGTCTTAGTTAAAGCCTTTAGGCGTACAGCTACAGGGAACCAATCGTCATACGTCACAGGTTCAGACAGGTGCCAGTAGACATGTATACCGCGACCTGAGTTAACAAGTATAGGTATGGGCAGACTAAGGGTCTTACAGAACTCTTGTAGCGCGACTACCGCCTTTTCCTGAGTAAGGTACCCTTTATCTTCATCGACTTTAGTTTCACCGCAATCGATGTCAAAGAACAACGACTGTAGTTTATGTACGTTAGAAACCTTCCGCGAGGTAGGCTCTTTAAATGTTGCTAAGGCAAAGTAACAGTCGTATCCATCTGCATCTAGTTCGTGCGCTTTGTCTATCATCTGGTCTATAGAAGACACCAACTTCTGATATGGTGCCCCGCCAGCTTTTTTGTTATGCGCCCAAATGCAGTATAAACCGCTATCAGCTAAAGCCCTTTGCAAAAATGATTTAGTATTCATATCCGCATCCGAGAGGTAAGGTAGCAGGGGTGCATATGCACCCTCTTCGGTGTATTAGTTACGCCTAGCTACAGGTTATTAGAGGGGGGAGGTTTTACCCGTCCCAATTATCCACGATAGATGCTAAGTCTTTGTCTTCTTCTTTTGGTGCTACGGACTTCTTCTTAGCTGTTTTCTTAGGTTGCTCTATAGGAGCTTCTTCCAGTGTATCATCACCGAACAAGTCATCAGATACTACAACAGGTTTTTGGTCAGCATTAACTTGTGCTGAAGCTACGTTAGCGGTAACGGTTTCAAACGGGTTACCACTATCCATCTCAAATCCATCTGCTACAACACCGAACGGTGAGGCGGCTTCCATAGGTAGGTACTTGATAACCTGTACAGCACGTAAGCGAACAGATACACCTGCGTCACGCATATTGTAAGGGTAGAAAGTAACAGCTACGTTAGCAGTACTGCCTGTGGTTAGCTTAAAGTCTTCTGGTAACTCTTTACTCTTAGCATCGAACTGCTTCGGAGGATTAGTAGCGTCCTTGCCGTAGGAGGCTTTCAGTACAGCTTTACCTACGAAGGTACCACTTTCTTCTTTTTCAAAGGGAAAATCAATCTTCTCAGGCCATCCTTTCTCTTTGGCTTTAATATAAGCGTCAGACATTTGCCCATACAGAGCCTTGGCCTGATCCTTGCTCATACGAAACTTAGTCTCGTACTTAGCGCCATCCTCAAATGCATCACAGGGTACGCTCTTACCGTTCTCACCTGCGGAAGCATCATACCGATAAGGCTGGTTGATACGAGGGTAAAGTATTTCTACGTTTTCAATTATATAACTCATGCTACATTCCTTTCTTGGTTGCGTTTAATTCAAAACCTTCTACTACTGCGAATGGAGACTTAGGTTCCGCAGATACATCTAAGCTAATAGCCTTGAGTGTATCGGGGTGGTTCTTCAACTCTGAAACCTTTTCTGCCTCGCCTTCATACAGATACCGTATCGGTCTAAAATAAAGTTTAGGGATCGGACTATCTTCATCAAAATACACCCGCGTTACTAAACGGGTTGCTACCCAACCTCTGCTAGACAGAAACTTAACATAGTCTTGCATCGGCAAGTGTACACCGTTACCTCTACCATATATCGAAGTAGCGGGTAACTGTAGTTGGATTACCTTATCTAGCTCATCTGTAAATACTACAGCTAGACGTTGGGCAAACCTACAAGCACGTCCGCGATTACTCCCTGACCCACGTATGTTCTGTGGGCAATCCATACAACGGGCGGCTTGCTTGCTCTCTTGTGGTACATCTTCAGACGGTCTTTGCGTATCCGCTGACCAGCACGTAGGTGCTGATGATCTGTTGGGGTCGTAAGCATTTTCAAAATATGACCTTGAGATCGGGGCCGCGTTGACCACTACAATGTCCACAGAGGAACCTTCTATGGTAACGGATTCCAAATTATCCACAAGAGAAAACTTCCTACCATATAAACTAATTCTTCGCACATTACATGTCCTCGTCGAATAGTTCTTCTATATCAACGGACTCAACTACCGCTTTTGAATCCTTTTCCTGTACATGTTTAGCTACCCTAATCTCTGCCACCTCTTGTGCATTCTTAGGCTTTGCAGAGTTACCAGATACTGCTGACCCGTTAGATAGCAAGGCGCTAGTGACATCTGAGAGTTTAAACCTGTACGTGTTACCTGCCTTAATAAAGGCGCTTCGGGGTATATGCCCCTTGCGTATCCATAGCCGTATGGTTGTTACCGATACTGAAAAGTGCTCGGCTAGAACCTCTATGGGCACAAAAACTTCTGCATCACTCATTATTTTTTCCTCACCGCTACTGCGTATTCTGAATCTACATTAAGACCTCTTGGTACAAGGTCGGGATTATCTTCTAAAAACTGCCGGACATTACCTTGGTTAAGACGCTTGTCGAAGAACTCAGGTACATCATGCTCTTTAACAAACTTATACATAGACTCCCAATCGCTAGTCCAGTACCTAGTCTTAACTGACCTATAGAATAGACCTGCGGAAGTCTTTACACTCTCTACGCCTTGCTCCTCGCAGTATGTGAGAAGTGCCGATTTAACCTTCTCTAGTTGAGTTATAAGTACTTCGTCCTTCTCTTTAAACTCTGATGTCAACTCTACTCTCTTAGCCTTGATCTTCAAGTAAGTCTCAGTCAACTTCTCGGCGGTTACGTTACCACTCATAACTTCTTCCTTTTATTGACGGGATGTTCACTTTAATGGCTCTTTATGCCCTAGTCAAGTATTTCTTTATAGAGATCGATCATTTTTGTGTGAACGTCTATTCTACTATCTAATAGTGTGTAAACACGTTTCTCTACGTTCGATCCTTGTAACTGTACGATGGTACATTTCTGGTCTTGTCCTGATCTATGTACACGGGCGTTTGCTTGAGCATAGGTTTCTAGAGAACTAGTCGGCCCCCACCATACCACCGTATTCGCCGCAGTTAGTGTTACCCCATGCGCTGCTGATTGAGGTTGGATAACTAACACTTTGGGGTCGTCTTGCTCTTGGAACTGTTTAAATATCTTGGTACGGTTGGGTGCGCTAACGTCCCCACGAATTACCTCTGTAGATATTTTATCTTCTCGTAACTTGTTTGTGAGTATGTCTATCGTATGTTTGAACGGAACGAAAACTAATACCTTCTTACTAGACTCATCAATTACTTCTCGTAATACCTTATATCTATGCTTTATATCAAACTCTAAAGCATCCCCTTCGTCGGTATACACGGCACCACTGGAAATCTGTAGTAACTTGTTCATGTTAACAGCGGCATTGACAGCGGTTATCTGTTCGCCCGCCGCCTGCATAACCATCTTATTCTTTAGTTCGGTGTAGTACTTCTTTTGCTGACGTGTTAACTCTACCTCACGTTTCACATACACCATTGGGGGTAAGTCTAGGCACTCGTCTTTTGTAAATCGTATAGCAGGTTGCAGTGCGTTATATACTGTATCTGTAGCTGTATCCTTAGCCACCCACTTAAAATTAGTTACCTTACGCATCACTTGGTCGCGGAAAGAACTAAAGAACTTAGGCACACTGTGGGGATTAATTAGTTTAGCTAACCCGTACGCGTCTAGGGGACTCTGTGCCGCAGGTGTACCCGTCATCATCCATAGCCATGTGTCTGGTTTAAGTAACCTGTTTAGGGTCTTCCACCTAGTAGTTTGGGGGTTCTTATAGTGAGTAGCTTCATCCACAATTACTAAGTCGAACCCACCGTTAGCTATGGTATCTTCTACAATAGCCAGCCCGTCATAATTTATTACTACATACTCCGCGCCGTTATCTATTATCTTTCTGCGTTTGGCGGCTGACCCGTAGGCCACGTCCACTGTCCTGTGCATGGCAAACCTAAATAAATCGTCACGCCACGCGGAATCCATTATAGATAGAGGGCATATGATTAGTACGCGGTTAATCTTCCCCACATTAAGTAAGTAGTCTGATGCCCATATAGCAGAGGCTGTCTTGCCTGTACCTTGTTCGTTAAAACAAAAAGATTTCCTGTGTAGGGTCATAAAAGCCGCAGTAGTCTTTTGGTGGTCGAAGGGAGTGTACTGCCCCGTCCACTCGTACTTACCCTCGATGGGGGAAGGTGCCTTGATGTTAAGGTTTCGGAGTACATGGGTTTCTTCTATGCCCCAGTTAACTAAGACTTGGTTGTCCGCTAACTCCTTGCTCTTTGGAATTACCGTAGTCACTTGACTAGGGTTGCGAAGACGTAACAATAACGCCCTGTTGTCTACTATCTGCATCTTTTTACTCTCTTGTTAACATGTTTAGCTAGGGGTATCTACGACCCCGTCGTCCCGGGGGGGACAAGTGTCTGTTAAAAACCCTGCTTCGTTCACCGATAGGGTCAGGTCGGTATCATGGGATAAAGGAAAAACTCCCTGAACTGCCTAAATTTTTACGCGTAAAATACCCACTCGGAGGACACGTTTATATTTTTAGACGCATCTAGGCAACGTCTCTTCACACCACACACATACCAAATAAGGCATACATATAATACTAAATGATCATTTCCCTTTAGGGCTAACCCTAAGTAGAATGCCGCCTCCAAACAATTACCCAGAGGCACCCGTGATAATTTTCATGCTCATATTCGTTGTTCTATCTCTATCCGCAGTGGCGGCTCAAGACTTATAACTTTTACGCTATCTTACCCTTACTTATCCTACCACCTGCGGTACGGTTTTTCTTTTTGCTTTGTATAGTATAACCGTCTTTGTTACTACCACCCTTTGCTAGGGCTACGTTATGGGCTAAGTCTCTACCCTCGCGCTTATCGGCTATGCCGTTTTTGTTAGCGTCTTTACTGCTACTATCTACCTTCCGCCTGAGACGTTGACGTTCCATACGTCTCTCGTGCGCGGGGCTACCTACGGGAGGGTTCTTTTGTTTCTTTCGATCTGCTTTATTCTTGTACGGCATTAGTTTCTCCCGTTGTACACACATTCTGTCACTATACAGTGACGTTTACACAAACCACTTTGGTTCGCATTCCATACATCTTTCTTATACGCTTGCTCCATACGACTGTAATCGGCAAGCCACTTAGCCCATAGCTTAGACTCGTCCTTCTTGTAGTACTTGTCCTTTACAAGCTCGTTACATACTACAAACAACAATCCGCCCTTCACTGTCTCTAGCTTTGGGTACATCTTAAACAAGCTCATAGCCATTAGTTCTAGCTGCCCTTTGTCTGCGTACCTAGTGTTCTTACTAGTCTTGTAGTCTATTACCCACGCCAACTTAGCTTCTCTATCAAGGATAACTAAGTCAGCGATACCTCGCCACCACACGTTATCATCTCTAAACCCACACGGCTCAAGGTTCTCAGTGAGTCCCATCTCCAGCTCACAAATCTTCTCTCCTTTCTTAGCGAGTAGGGCATCTAAAACATCTTTACAGTAACTGTACTTAGCTGGTAGAGCTGTACCATCCCTAACGTATTCTTCTGCCGCCAAGTGTACAGCGGTGCCGTATAGCATAGCTTCTGTCTCAGGTTCCTTGTAGTCCTTAGCCATCTTGAGGTGGTAGAACTTCTTAGGACATTGTTCAAAAGACTTTATCTTCGAGAAAGACCACGGGGCTATGTTCATTCTTTTTCCCCTAGCATTGTTGCGGCCACTATTAATTCCTCTATAAGAGAGTGTAGCATGTCGGGGGTTAAGATTATTCTATCCTTGTGAGTTGTGGCCCCGTCTACCTCCACTTGCTCTACAAGTATAACGTCTTCCCCGTTGCTGTCCTCCCCCACAACTATAGTTAAGTAGCTGCCCTCTGTTTCTAAGGGAGGAGAAGTTGACTTG